GAAAGAAGAACAGCACCATCCACGCCCGATGTAATCATCCAGGCTCTGAGGAAGCTGTCCAGAACGACATGATCGGGTGCCAATATCATTATGAGAGACGATAGCACAAGAACTGCAGTGCTAGCGACCAGTGGAGCGATGCTAACTAGCGCATGCTGCGCATTGGTGAAGCCTGGTGCGCTGGCGTAGATCACGTGAGCCCAGGTAAAATATCCCAGCTTGTTTCCCGGGAAGGGCCAGAATCGTGCTATCTTCGCGCCGAAGGATTTTGCAACAATAGCATGTGCGCCTTCGTGCTGGGCGTTCTCTGGAATCCACAATGCTAAAGCAAAAATACCTACAAGCCAAACCAACGCTGCACCCCAAAGAACCATAATAACCTCTGGTTCTAGGTATCGTTTTAACTAAAAGACTTACCGCATCCGCACGTTCTTTGGGCATTCGGATTGTTAAAAACGAATCCGCTCTGAGTAAGAGTTTTAACATAATCGATCTCTGTCCCAGATAGCATGGACGCGCTGTTCGGATCGATTGCGACCTGAAAATTATCAAAATCTTTTATTAAATCTTCTGGATCAGCTTCTTCATCGAAATCTAGGCCGTATGTATATCCCGAACACCCTCCGCCCAGGATCGCAACTCGAAGAACCTTTCCTTCAAGATTTTCAGATACCCATGTTTCTGATATCATCTCTTTGGCGATTTCTGTCAATGTTATCGGGAAATTATCCATAAGATCATCTATTCTTCAAGCTCAAACTCGGTGCCGACAGAAATCCGAAAAGTGGGCATTCCAAGAGTATTGGCAAGATTGTGATCCTGGGCTTCTTTTGCACTCAGGTACCAATCTGCGTGACCTCGCTTGTGAACTATGTCAAAGAAGTAATTGGGGCGTTTTCCACAATTCTTTGCCATCATCTGATAAACAGTCTTGTTAAGTTTGTCAGCCTGTTCGGTATCAGCTTTGAGTTCTTCGATCTTGCCACCAGCAAAGGTTGATACATCATGGATGAGCACTGTTGCATTTTTATCCATGAATCTCATTCCTTCGTCTCCAAAGCTAAACAAAATTGCGCCGCACGACATCGCCTTTCCTGATACTACAGTAACGATGGGCAGCGTTGCTGACTCAAGATCAGCGATCATTGACATAAGGCTGTAAACCTGACCGCCGTATGAGTCTATTACAATTGGAATAAACGTCTGACCTGAGAGGTGTGCCTTTGAGATCTGTGTTGAGAATTCCTTGGCAGACTCTTCGTTGAATTTGTTTACTCGAATTATGACAGGATCGTGGCGCATCTTAAATTCTTTTATTGCGTTATCAACGTCGATTTCAAATCTCATTTTTTCTCTTTTGATGTGCTTGATTTGGGGGAAGAATATCCATCATGAAACCAGCGCGGCCCCTTGAGGACAAACTGTGTTCCAGTAGGAATCCACCGAGAAGTCTGCTCTCCACATTGAGGACAGAATGAAGGGTCATTCCTTTTTGAAACAGATCTGATCTCATCAGATATTGCTTCGCATTTTTTGCATCTAAATTCGTAGACCGGCATGAGAATTTATAAGTCTAAGACCTTCGATTGTTTACCCGCAACGAGAATGACCACATGATGTACATGCAATACAGCCTTCTTGGTAAACGAGAGATCCCTCAGTTCCACACTCTCCGCACATTGTCTTGGCGGGCTCGGTTCCATCTTTAATATAATTCTTAAGAACTCGAGAAATAACCTTTGCAAACGAAAAGAGATCAGCATCTCTATCTTTTTGAAGCTGTTCTACCATGAACTGAATGGGTGTTCCGTGTCTTAACCCTAGAGAGATGGTTCGTGTAAATGCAGAGTGATCAGGATTATCGAATATTGAAACGACATCTTTGAGCTTGACTTCACTTCCGTTCTCACCGAACGTTAGGTCGTATACAGAGTTCTTTGTCTTCCTGGGCTTTTTGGTTAGCGAACCGTTCTTGATTTTTCGAGGAATTTCCACGTACTTGCTTAGACCGCCCATAACCTCGTACGGCTTGTTATCCATCAGACCAATAAGAATCGTCCAATCTTCACCCTTGATAGACGCTCGATGAATATGACAGCTTAGCACATCAGGTCTCTTGGGAGCCTGGTGTTCTTCGAAAAGAATATCGCTCAATCTTTTTTCATTTTCGCTTCCAATCAAAACACCAGAACGACTTCCATCTCGATAAACCGTTACACCCTTACACCCCTTCTTCCATCCTGTTTCGTATATCTCTTTGATAACCTCAACGGGTGTCGCTGACGGAACATTTGTTGTATTTGAGATCGCGTGACAAACCCACTTTTGAGCAGCAGCCTGAACCTTTACTTTCTGTACCCAGTCAATGTCAGTTGACGTTGCTCCAAAGTACGGAGATTGATCGACGTCTTCTGTGGATTTATCGTTTATCTCGCACCACTTACGAAATCCATGGTGATTGACGACATACTCTGTCCACTTATCTCCTACGTCATCGATATAATCAACAGAAGAGACGTCTTCGTCTGACGTTAGTTTTCTTCGTCGAGTGTATGTTAGTAAAAACGCAGGTTCGATTCCCGATGTTGTCTGTGTTAATGTTGATACAGATCCGGCAGGTGCTGTTGTTGTTAATGCGATATTTCTTCGACCATGTTTTTTCGTAAGTTCAANGATCTCAGGATCTGCTTTCCAAATTTTTTCCAAAAATGGATGTCCTTCTTCCTTGCTATGATCATGAACTTTGAATGGACCTCTCTCTTTTGCAAGAATTGATGACTCCTTATACGCACTTAGTGTCATGGCTTTGTAGAGTCTTTCAACAAATCGAACACTCATGTCAGATCCGTAAATCATTCCCATTGCAGCAATCGTATCACCAATGGCAGTAACACCCAAGCCTGTTCGTCGGCCACGAACAGCTTGTTCTCGTATCTTCTTCCATAGGCTAAGTTCGGGAGCCTTGACCTCAGCTGGCTCTGAGTCTTTCTTGATCTTTTTAATGATCTTATCTACTTGCTCAATTTCAAGATCGACAAGATCATCTGAAAGACGCTGGGCTTTTCTTGCAACATTTCTTAGTTTTTCAAAATCGAACGAGGCTGATCTTGTAAAGGGATTGTTCACAAAAGACGAGAAGTTGATGAGCATTAACCTGCACGAATCAAACGGAGAAAGGACTATTTCACCGCAAGGGTTTGTTGAAACAGACCCAAAACCTTCATCAGTATAGGCATCTGATGGTGTCAATTTAATGCAATTGTCCCAAAACAATATTCCTGGCTCAGCGCACGCATGCGACGATTCAATGATCTCATCCCATAGCTCTTTTGCGTCAACCATTTTTGAAATAGTGGGATCATCTTTTTCATCAACTGGAAATCGAAGCTGAACCGACCTTCCTCTAGTAGCAGCCCTTAAAAATTCATCTGATAACTTGATTGAAATATTAGCGCCTGTCACCTTTTTCAAGTTTTGCTTAATCTTAATGAAATCTCGAATTTGAGGATGGTGAACTGAGATTGTAATCATCAGGGCACCGCGTCGTCCACCTTGTGCTACCTCTCTTGTCGAATTAGAAAATCTTTCCATGAAGACTTCAATACCATCCGTTGTTCGAGCGGCGTTGGATGTAGAAAGACCTTTTGGTCTAATGGTTGAAATATCAAAACCGACGCCACCTCGTCTCTTTGAAATCTGGACAAGCTCTTGATCAACTTTGAGAATCCCACCATATGAATCGTACGGAGACTGGAGGACAAAACAGTTAGAAAGCGACTGTATCTGGTGAGGATTTCCGATAGCCGACATAGGCGATCCTTGCGGAACGATGTATTGAAATCTGTCAAATAGCGAAAAAATCTCTTCTTCAGACATCGGGTTGTCGTACTTGTTTTCTATTCTCACAANTTCTGACGCAAGGCGTCTATGCATGTCTTCGGGTGTCAATTCCTTGTAATCATCATCCTTGTCCCTTAGCGCATACTTTGTTGCAAAAACTTGAGCTGCTAACCGGTCACCGTCAAAATACTCGACGGATGCACGAATTACATCGTCTTGAGTTGTCAATTAATTTGTCTCCGAAATTTTCGATGAGGATTTTTGACGATTTTTTTCTTCAATTCGTCGCAGCTTTTCATTGAGTTGCGCTTTCATGCGTTCACTGCTTTCTTGCTGGCTCTCTTCGAGTTGCTGAACCTCAAAATCACGAAGGATACTTATTCGAGATCTCGCAGTGTCAATGCGAATGGGAAACATTAATCCATCTCGACCGGCCCGATTTTTAGCAATAAAGAGGCGACCTGTGCCTGATGCCTTTTCGTCCGGGCGGCGAGAGATCGAAAGAACAACATCGGCGACCATTGCTTTTCCATAGGCTTCTGCCATGTTCTCAAGTCCCACGATATCTGAATTTGCTGAATCTCTATGTGCTTGCGATGCTGTCCAGATGGGCATTTTCTTTTCCATTGCAAGATTTCTTAACTCTTCATAAATTAATTTGAGCTCATGTCTTAGGGAGTCGAATTTTCTTGTTGATCTCATAATGTCTGCATAGTCGATAATGATAAGATCTGGGTCGAATCCCTTGAGCGAAAGTCTTTCCATGTGGTTTCGAATTGTCACGACAGAACTAGATCCCGTTGGGTATTCCTTAATAATCAACCTACCATACTCTTCGTCTTCGTAATGCTTTAAGACATCTTCTTTGTTGGCAATGACTTCATTGCTGGGAACATTACAAAGATGAGAATCATATCTCAAACCCACGACAGTCTCTGTGAGCTCAAAAGTATAATGCAAAACGTTCTTCCCAGACATCATAGCTTTACAGCCTAGCTGAACGAGGAAGTGTGACTTTCCAACGCCTGTGTTTGCAACAATTACGCCCAGCTCTCCTTTTGACAAACCTCCAGACATAATATCTGCTGCATCTAATTCTTTTATTCCTGTCGGGCACGGACAGCGAACGACGCTGTGAAATCGTGCCTCAATATCTTCAAGAAAATCATGACCAAGTGAGGGTGATGTTCCTACCAGCAATGCATTCTTGATTAAGTCAACAACTTCTTCGTCTTGACCATTGGCAATTTTTTCTACAGCTTTTTCAAGAGCAGATCTCATTGCTTGTTTTCGGCAAAAATCAAGAGACTTGTCTTTGACGTATGGAAGATCTCCGG